AAGAGTTCTCGGATGCCCCTCCTTGTCTGCAAGGGTTTTTAAACTTAGGTGTGCCACAAGGTGCGAGGAACACAGTTCTATTTAATGTTTGCACGTACTGTCAGAAGAAAGATAAGGATACCTGGCAGAAGATGTTTGAGGATATAAATCAAAAGTATTCCTCCCCTCCTTTACCTGCAACGGAGATAGTTGCTTTACAGAAACAGCATGAGAAGAAAGAGTATCAGTATCAATGCAATGTGGAGCCTTTGAAGAGTCACTGTGACAAGCAGGTTTGCAAAACTAGAAAATTTGGTGTTGGAAATGGAAACGCAACTCCTTCGATAGGAGGTTTAACAATACTGTTGTCAGACCCAAGGTTGTTTTTTGTTGATGTAAATGGTAAACGTCTTGAGATATCTACCAAGCAATTACAAATGCAACAGCACTTCCAAGAGGCTTGTATCGAGCAGTTAAATTATATGCCACCGATTATGAAACCTAGTGATTGGCAAACTTTAATTAATCGTCTTTTAGAGAAGGCCACAACAATCGAAGTACCCGAAGAACTGACTATGAAGGGTCAGTTCAAAGAGTTGTTACAGACATACTGTACAAGTAGAATCAGAGCAAGATCACCAGAGGAACTAAATATAGGTAAACCCTGGACGGAAAATGATCTTACATATTTTACGATAAAAGGTTTGCAGGAGTTTTTAAGACAACGTGGTTTTAATGGTTACACCAGACCTCAACTTCAACAAAGGTTAAAAGATTTGAATAGTGGTCAGAATTGTAATGGTGTTTACACATTAAAAGATGATGATACTGGAAAATGGTCAAACGTAAGAGTTTGGTGGGTTCCAGAATTTCAGGAAGAAGAAATAGAATTACCAATAGAGGAGAAGAGTAATGAATCCGACATCCCATTCTAAAGAAGAGGAGCTTCTTACATTGACGGAGATAGTCGAATGGATAAAGGTTTCCGAATCTACCATCTACAGATGGATGGATGAAGGTATCTTTCCACGACCATTGAAGCTAGGCCCAAGGAGTAAGCAGAGTCCTATGCGATGGATACGAAGAGATGTGTCTGATTGGATTAAAACCAGACCAAGGACAAAGTAATGTTAGAAAAATTAATATTTGGACCACCAGGTTGTGGTAAAACATATAGATTAATTAACGTGGTTCGTGATGCTTTGAAAAATGGCACACCACCAGATAGGATAGGCTTTGTATCCTTTTCTCGCAAAGCGGTAGAAGAAGCTAGATTAAGGGTTGCTGCAGAACTAAACCTTACGGAGGAAGATACACCCTGGTTTAGAACTTTGCATTCTACAGGCTTTCAATGGCTAGGTTTTAAAAAAGAACAAGTCATGTCTAAATATGACTATGGCAAGATTGGTAGTGAAGTTGGTTTGGTGTTTGATAATAACACGGCCAGAAACAGCCTTGATGGTTTGATAAGTCTGTCAGCTAGAGAAGGTAATAAATATCTTGAGATTATACATAGATCGATTATGAGATGTGTTTCTCTGGAACAACAGTTTAGTGATACAGAAGACTATGATTTACATTGGAGTTTATTAAAAAAGCTTGATGCTGTTTATAATAATTTTAAGAAAGAAAATGATAAAGTTGATTTTACAGATATGATTAAAGGGTTTGTAAAGGGTGGCACTGCTCCTTTTTTAGATTTATTAATTGTTGATGAAGCACAGGATTTGACTCCACTGCAATGGAAACAGATTAATGTTATGAAGGAAAATACAAAAGAGATCTGGTATGCAGGTGATGATGATCAATGCATTCATAGATGGAATGGTGTATCTGTTACAGACTTCATAAGGGCATGTGACAATATAGAGATATTAAATCAAAGCTATAGAGTACCTACCTCTGTCTTCTCTGTTGCAAATAGAATTGTAAAGAGAATATCTTATCGACAGCCTAAAAACTGGCATCCTGTAATGAAACCAGGCAGTGTTAATTATCATTTAAGCATGTATGACGTAGATATTGACCAAGGTTCGTGGACAATTATGGCTCGTACAAATCGAATTGTACAAACTATAGCAAACTCTTTACGAGAGGATGGATATCTTTTTAATTTATATGGATCACCTAGTTTAAATCAAAACATGATTAGTAACATGAAAACATGGGAGCTTTTGCAGAAGGGCAGTAAGCTACCTTTACAGATGATTAAAGATCTCTATGCTGCACTTCCCAAAATGGGAAATAATGCAAAGATAAAACGTGGTGTTACAAAACAGTTAGATTTTTTAGAGCATGATCTTATCCTAGGGTATGATGATTTAGTTAATAACTATGGAATGATTGCACCAAAAGACACCTCCTCAAGAGATATGTTGAGTGTATCAAAAGATGATCGGTTTTACATGGATGCATTGACTAGAAGAGGGGAAGACTTTGAGTCTCCGAGAATTGATATATCAACCATACATGCTATGAAAGGTGGTGAAGATGACAACATTATGGTTATGTCTGAGTCATCTCGTGCTTGTGTTAGGAATAAAGATCAAGATGATGAGCATAGAGTTTTTTATACAGGTGTTACAAGAACAAAAGAAAATCTACATATAATAGAAACAGGATCAGAACATAGGTATCAAATATGAAAAGAGAACAAATCTTAGACAAAGCAAAAGTATTGATTAGTGGTGAAAGGGCAAAGGATTATGGTGATGCCTATCTTAATCACAAAAGAATAGCTGATCTCTGGTCACCAATATTAGATAAAGATATTACAGTTGAACAAGTGTATGCTTGTATGATTGCTGTTAAGTTATCGAGATTGATTGAGACACCAGACCACGAAGACTCCTGGATAGATATCTGTGGGTATGCAGCTTTAGGTGGAGAAAAAAATGAGAGATAACAGCACAATGCATTTTCTTGAACGTCTTGAACTTGACCAGATGGAGAATGATTGGACAGCACCAGATGAGTTCCCAGATCTTACAAACTGTAAATATATTGCCATAGACTTGGAGACAAGAGATCCAAACCTTAAAAAGCTAGGTCCAGGGTGGACACGCAATGATGGATATGTTGTTGGCATAGCTATCGCAGGCGGTGATTTTGTAGGTTATTATCCGATAAGGCATGAAGCAGGTGGCAACCTTTCAGAGGGCAGAGTTATGTCATGGTTGAAGGATCAGTTAAATACACCAAACATACCTAAGATTATGCACAACTCCATGTATGATATGGGTTGGCTATATGCTTCTGGTGTTGATGTAAAGGGCAAGATCATAGATACAATGGTTGCCGCACCTTTGGTAGATGAGAACAGATTCTCCTATGCTCTGAATGCTCTAGGGCGGGATTACATAGACATGAGAAAGGATGAAAAGTTATTACGTGCAACAGCAAGTGATTGGGGCATTGATGCCAAAGAAGAAATGTGGAGATTGCCCTCAAAGTTTGTTGGGGCCTATGCCGAGCAAGATGTGATTATGACGTTAAAGCTATGGGATAGATTACAGACAGAGATTACGTCACAGAGTTTAGAGACTATCTTTGACTTGGAAACAAGCTTAATACCTGTTGTTTTAGATATGCGAAGAAAAGGTGTAAGGGTAGATCTTGATCAAGCTGAAAAGGCAAGAAAAAAATTAATAAAAATAAAAGATGAATTAGTTCTTGATATAAAGAAAGAAACTAGTTTGGAAGTATTGCCCTGGGTGGCTACAAGTATTGCGGCTGTCTTTGATTATTACAAGGTTGCCTATGGACGGACAGAAAGTAATGATCAACCTTCTTTTACAAAAGCATTCTTACAAACTTGTGAACATCCTATTGCATCAAAGATATTGAAGTTAAGGGAAGTAGACAAGGCTAACAATACTTTTATCGATAGTATATTAAGGTATGAACACAAAGGCAGAATACATTGTGAGTTTCATCAACTGCGTTCTGATGATGGAGGGACAGTTACAGGTCGTTTCTCTTCTTCTAATCCAAACCTACAGCAAATACCTGCGAGAGATCCAGAGATTAAAGAACTGATTAGAGGTTTGTTTCTACCAGAGGAAGGTACGAAATGGGGAAGCTTTGACTATTCAAGCCAGGAGCCAAGGTTATTGGTTCATTATTGTGCGAGTCTAGGCGAAGATAAACATCCCAAGATTGATGAGCTTGTAGAGCAGTATCATACAGACGATCCAGACTTTCATCAGATGGTAGCAGATATGGCTGAGATTAATCGTAAACAAGCCAAGACAGTTAATCTTGGTATTATGTATGGTATGGGTATAGGTAAGTTGGCAAACACTCTTGATATAACAAAAGAAAATGCCAAAGAGTTATTGAGTAAATACCATTCTCGTGTGCCGTTTGTAAAAGGTCTGGCAGATATGGTTTCTTCCAGAGCATCTAGATACGGACAGATACGAACTATCTTAGGTAGACGTTGCCGTTTTAATTTATGGGAGCCAAATAGTTTTGGTTACAAGAAACCTTTGAAGTATGAAGAAGCACATAAAGAGTATGGGCCTAGTATACGAAGAGCCTTTACTTACAAGGCATTGAACAAACTTATACAAGGAAGTGCAGCAGATCAAACAAAGAAAGCTATGGCAGATTGTTATGCAGAAGGGTTTTGTCCTTTGATTACTGTACATGATGAACTGTGTTTTAGTATAGAGTCCGAGGAACAGGCATCAAGAATCAAGGAGATTATGGAGACAGGTCTGGAGTTAAAAGTTCCAAGTAAAGTTGACCAGGAGTTAGGTGATAATTGGGGAGAGGTTGGATGACAGTAACAAATATTAAGAAGACTTGTGAAAGAGACGGATGCAATGAAACATGGGATATCAAGACCAAACGAGATCAGTTAAAGAAATACTGTTGTGAGTATTGCAACAAAAGAACCTGGGATTTAAAAAACAGAACACCCAAGAAGTTTATGAAACTGTAACTTCTTCCATACGCTTACATAAACGCTCCGCCCGATTTGGCACCTGTTTATGCCACCTCGAATCACGCATCTGGTTGGCACTTTCCTGCCAGTTGCCATCCATAACAGCTTGAATATGTTTACGAAACTTGCTGTATCTTGGTCTGCCTAGGTTAAACATCATGTTTGCTACAATTTGTTTTACTTCTTCTGGTAAGTTATCCCAATCATCATAAACTTTTTTACAATCTATAATGACACTTTGTATATCTTGTTCAAAAAGTTCTGTAACTCTGTCTTCGGATATTTCTGCACCTAACTCCAGATCATACTCTGGCTCGTCCTCTCTGCACAAATGTCCGATTCCACATGTCTTTAGGGAAAGGTGATCGAGATATGTTTCATATTTGACCCCCTCATCAATGATGAGTTGATCTTTTAGTTTTGATATGTCCATTAAATTTTTCCTTGTAATGCTTGTGCTAATGCTTGTGTAGTTGGATTAGGATTAACAATCGGATTTGTTCCTAAAGGACTCACACCACCAGCACTTGATGCCGCAGATGGGGGTGCTATATTCATTGCCGCATCTTTTACTGTTCTCTTCATCTCTGGTGAAAGTTTAAAAGGTCCTTCGCCTGATGGTCTTATATCTGTCGGAAAAGGAATTGTTCTATCACCTTGTGGTTGTGTTCCACCAGCAAGAGCTTCTCCTTCAACCTTACTGGTTGTTGATTGAATTATTTGAAAAGCTTGTCCTAATTTATCTGCACCAGGTTTTCTACTTGCTAACATAATATCAAGTATAGGCCCACTTCTCATTAATTTTGAAAAGGCTAAAAATCCAGCAGCCGTGGGCAGTGTTCCAAGAGGAGAGGATATAATACTAAACAAACCTAATCCTAAAGCAATATTAGGAGCAGCTAATCCTCCTTTACCTGCTATGGATGCATTCGATACAGAGATCATATTATCAGCTAATTGAAATAATTTATCACCAACTTCTTTTCCAAACATGGCATTAACTGCTTCTTCGCCATAACCATCAAGCGTTGATCTTAAATTTCTTCCTATACTGCCACTTAAAAAATCTTCTCTAAATTTAGGAGAATTAAAGTCACCAAGAGATCTTAATATGCGAGACATAGCAGCATCTTCAACTTTTTCTATTAACTGTGGAGAAAAGTTTCCATAGTCACTTAATTGATTATCACCAATCCTCAACGTGCCTTGTTTAAAAGAATTTATTCTGCCTGCGTTGCCTCTTTGAAATAACGTAGATATGATGCCCTCTGCATCATTATTGTTTAAAGATTGAACAACTTGATTAAAGTCAAGTGCTTTTCTGTTAGCCGCTTGAGTAGACAAATTCTGAACAGCGTCAATAATAGAGTCACCAGATAACTGATTAACAATATCTTCATCAAACTCTGCACCAGTTTGCCTTAACACATTTATTAAATTATTAATTTCAGCCTGTTGACCTTTAAACAATACATTTCTTGTTGTGCCTAAATCATCAAAAGATTTAGCTAATTTAATTCCATCCAAAACTCTTACGCCATCTTTGGTTGTTGAATAATTATTAGGATTTTTAAGTTGTCTTGATAAAAAGCTACTTGCTAACTTTTGTCTTAAATTTTCTGCTGCCTCTGCTCCAAACTTAGATACTTCTGCTACATCAGCCTGTGCACGTTCTGCCGCCTGTATTCTTTTTGCAAAAGCTCTTGTAGTTGAATTTTCTGGTAATTGTTCTAAAACTCTGTTTGCTTCATCAACTGTTAATTCTCTACCTTGAAAAACTACTTTTTGTTTTTTTAAAGTTGCCTCTCCAACCTCTAAACTTGTTAATTCTGGGACAGATCTTATTGCTTTTAAAAATCTGTTAAGTTTTTTAGGAGAGTTGTTTTGAACAATTGCATCAAAGAAAGCATCTGTGTCAATATCAATAGAACCTTGTTTTGTTTTTTGAAACAACTGTTCGATAATTGGATCATCTAATCGAGAAGCTCCCTTTCCATAAAAATCTCTGCTTCTTCCTAAAAGATTAAAACCCTCTCTTATTCTATTGATAGTATCTTTTGTTACTTCTCCTTCAACATTTAATCCTTGACTTTCTAAAAAAGATCTAAACTGTTGTTGAGTAGAAGGTAAGTCTAAATTTCCTCTTTCAAAATAATTTAAAGCCATACTTAAATTTTCTTCTCCTTGAAGAAAAGCATCATCAATTGATTTTTTAAAAATAGCTTTATTTGTTCCACTAATCGTACCAATAAATTCTGGAGAATATTCCAAATTTTTTAAAATCTTTCTTAACAAATTAGCTTCTTCTGGAGTTAAATGTGCTTCTCTTAATATCATTCGATCAATTTCTTGTTGATCTATTTTTCCAAGAATATTACCTTGTGATCGCATTGCTTCAAGTCTCTTTGAAATTCTTGCACCTGCTCTTGTTTCTGCTGCTCTTAATAAATCTTCAATTTGACTTTCTTTTATTTGATTAGCTTTAGGAGATGTTCTTTCTATTTCTTTTAAAGCTTTTCTAATTTTTTCAATTGGTATAATCTCATTGTTTTTACCTAAAGCATTGTTCGCTGCACTAAATAATTTATCGCTTTCTCGATCAAAAATATTTTTTGCTTGAT